CCATTAGAGGTTCGATGGCTCTGCCGCACTCACCATACTAAACTTCACAGGACAATGGAGCGTGCCAGATGGCAAAGAGATCGGGACTAACCTGCGAAATCCGCAACGCGAAGACCGGCAAGCGGATTGCCTGGACATGGGGTGTTACTGGGGCAGTACGCTGGGAATGGATTTCCCGGATCATCGCTGCGGAATACGAGTGCGACCCTGATGAGGTCGGTTGCGTGGATACCGAGGAGCGTTTCGACAACATCACCGTTCGTGGCGAAATCGTCGCTTACGAGGTGTGCGATCTGCTGGAGGTGGGGTCATGAAAACAGCATATGACCGGCTAATCCAATGGCGTGACGTTGGTGATGGGCCGATTAATTACATGCCAGCCACCGAGGATTTTGGCGATGATGTGCGCGTCCTTCTCACGGAGCGTGCGGAAATGCTGGCTGCACTGCAAAAACTGGTTGACACGATCAGCGTACAAACCGCGAGCGGAGGTCGCCCCGGTCGAGACAATTTCAATGATGCAGTGCGTACCGCTTACCTCGCCATCAACAAAGCCACTGGAGCAAAGTCATGAAAATCATCGCCACCATCCACAATCCTCTCCCTCCCTCCATCCACATCCGGCACTATGACTGGGTGGCCTTCTACGACGATGGGCCGGACAATGCGCTGGCATTCGGCCCCACAGAGCGCGCCGCGATTGAGGAATTAGTGCAACGGTTTCCATATACCCAGGAATAGAGATATAAAACCATGAGTATCGACATCACTCGCGACATCGCCGCCAAAGTTCTAGCCGTCGTTGACGCTGGTCTTGTCAGCGGCATAGGCAATCCGAAGCCGGGTGAGATGTGCGTAGAGGCCGCCGTTTGTTATGCGCTCGGCCTGCCGCATGGCGATGAGCCGGACTGTGTCGCCCCCCTGCTTCGTCGGCTGAAAATCAGCCTTAACGATCGACCGTGGTCCTCGAAAGAGGCGCGGGCAAAGGGCCTGCGTCGCTTGGCGCTTGCTCAGCTCGGCAGCACCGGTTACCTGGACGAGAAAGAATTCCGCCGACGTATTATTGACATCGCGCTGCGCAAATCCTGCTCGCAGGCTTTGCGCTCAGCCGCATCGATTTGCAAGGACCATAAGCACAAGGCCGCGCTACTCGATGCTGCGGCACGGTGCGAGAGAGAGGGAACGCGAGAAGCGGCAGTGGATGCCCAAGCAGTAGCGAAGGCCGCCGACGCCGCCGCCGCCGCCGCGGCCTACGCCGCCGCCGCCGCCGCGGCCTACGCCGCCGACGCCGCCGCCGACGCCGCCGCCGACGCCGCCGCCGACGCCGCCGCCGCCGCCGCGGCCTACGCCGCCGACGCCGCCGACGCCGCCGCCGCCGCCGCCGCCTACGCCGACACTCGCGACAAGTCGCTCGCGGCTTATGCAGAGGACATCGTGCAAGTGCTTATCGAGATGAGCGCGCCGGGCTGTCAATGGCTCGATCTGGCTCCTTTGGAGGGTGTGGTATGATTCGCATCAATTTGTATCATGTCCTGCCGAGCGACACATGGGCCTTTGCCTACTGCGTGCCTTCGCACAAAGATGTCATCGGCCTCGTTGCCGGCCTCAAGACGCGGGAGAACGCGCAGAGCGCTGCGCTGTTTCTGTCGCAGAAGCTGGAGCTTGAGCTTCAATATGTCGCCTAGTTCCATGACCAATTCATCCCCCCTCCCTCTCTGGGCTGTGTTTCTTGTTGCGGGGTGCATCGGGACGATAGCGGGTATAATCGAGGTGACGAAATGAACGACCAAGCCAAGCAGCAAGTAGTGCCCATCACCGAATCCATGCGCGTGGTGAGCCGCGAGCTTACCCCCACGGACATGCTCCATCAGGCAGTGAGCCAAGGCGCCAGCATCGATGTACTGGAGAAGCTTATGGGGCTGCAGGAGCGGTGGGAGAAGAACCAAGCGCGCAAGGCGTTTGACGAGGCCGTGGCCGATGCCAAGGCCGAGATTAAGCCCATTGCGAAGAATCGCGCAGGGCACAACAGCAAATATGCTGACATGGCCGCCGTCGCTGGCGCCATTGATCCCATCATTTCCAAGTTCGGCCTCTCATATCGATATCGCGCCTCGCAGGAGGATCGAATCGCCGTGACGTGCATTCTGTCGCACAAGCTAGGCCACTATGAGGAAACCACGCTTTTCGGCCCTCCCGACAAGACGGGGAGCAAGAACGAAATCCAGGCCATCGGCTCTACGGCCACATATCTCCAAAGGTACACCCTCATGCTTGCGCTCGGCCTTGCTGCGTCTCAGGACGATGACGGGAAGGCTGCCGGCGGCGATCTGGTCAGCGCGGAGCAGGTCGAATCGCTCATGAAACTGATCACCGAAATTGGCACGATCGATCTGCCCAAGTTCCTCAAGTATCTCAAGGTGGAGAAATTGGAGGATCTGCGCGCCAAGGATTATCAGCGCGCGATGGATGCGGCCGAGAGCAAGAGGGCCAAGGCATGAGCGAGTCCAAAGACCTCATCGCCGTCAAAGTCCTGACCCCGGAAATTGTGTTCGCGCCCGGTGGCGTGGCCGATATTCTCGGCAAGATCGAGAGCGAAGTTCGCTCATTCAAGGGCGATATCTCCACGCTTGGGGGTCGCAATGCTATCGCCTCCATGGCCTACAAAGTGGCGCGCTCCAAGACTGCCCTAGACGATATGGGCAAGCAGCTCGTGGCGGACTGGAAGTCCAAGGCGTCTGCTGTTGACGCCGAGCGCCGCACGATCCGTGACCGCCTGGACGCGCTGAAAGACGAGGTCCGCCAGCCGCTCACCGACTGGGAGAACGCGGATAAACTGCGCATTGAAGAACACGAGAAAGCCATCCTCGATATTGAGGCCCTGCGGGATTTTGGCGGTCTGGAGCCGACCGCTGCTCAGATCAAAGAGCGCGCGGACATTCTTGCAGCGCGGCCCACTCGTCACTGGGAGGAGTTTGCGCAGCGAGCAAGGGAGACGCAAACCTCAGTGGGTAATCAGTTAGCGCAATTGTATGATCGGGCGTATGCGCGCGAAGCTGAGGCCGCAGAACTTGCCCGCCTCCGGGCTGAGAGCGCTGCCCGTGAACAGAAAGAGCGCGAGGAGCGCATTGCCACTGCCGCCGCTGAGCAAGCCCGCATTGCTGCAGAGACGAAGGCTAAGCGCGAGGCGGATGAGCTTGCAGCCAAGGCTGACGCTGAACGGCGGCGCATAGCGGCTGAGGCTGCCGAGGCAGTTGCCAAGGCTGAGCGCGCAGCCAAAGAATCTGAGCGCCAGCGGCTACAGGCCGTTGAGAATGAGCGCAACCGCGTTGCCTTGGAGAGGGCTGCGGAGGTTGCGGAGACCGCCAAGCGTGAGGCCAACAAGCGGCACAAGGCGCGCATCAACAACGAAATTTTGGCTGCGCTTGTGCAGGCTGGTCTAAGCGAATCCGCCGGCAAGACCGTCATTGGGCTCATCGCGAGCGGCAACTGTCCGCATACCAAGATCCAATACTGAGGCTGAAGATGACAGTTACCATTATCGATTGCGAACAAGGCAGCCCTGAGTGGTTCAAGGCTCGCATGGGCATGCCGACTGCGTCTGAGTTTTCCACCGTCATGGCTGCGGCCAAGGACGGCAAGGAGCGCAAGACCAGAAATAAATACATGCGCAAGCTCGCAGGCGAGATTATTACAGGCGAGCCCATGGAGACGTTCCAGAACGCTCACATGGAGCGCGGCAAAGCTATGGAGGATGAGGCCCGAGACTTCTACTCATTCATGAAAGATGCTGAGCCGCAGCGCGTCGGGTTCATTGTATGCGGCGCTCAGTGCGGATGTTCCCCGGATTCGTTGATTGGCACGGCGGGGATGCTCGAAATCAAAACGGCGCTGCCCGACATCCTGATTGAGAAAATCCTAGCGGACGACTTCCCGCCTGAGCACAAGGCGCAATGTCAGGGCGCCCTCATGGTGGCGGAACGGGAATGGATTGATATTAGCGTTTACTGGCCCAAAATGCCGATGTTCGTGAAGCGCGCCTATCGAGACGAGCCATATATACAC